TACATTTAACAACCTGATCGCTGATCGTATTGTTAAAGCTATTGATGATCGTAAAGTTGAAGTGGCTCAAACAATGTTTAATACAGAAGCAGAAAAAGAGCCTGCAGAGTTTGAATCGGAAACTGAACATACAGATCAAGAGGAAACAGAAGATGTCCCAGCAGCTTAAAGATATTTTAAAACAAGCCCACGAACGCATTAAAGGCGTGCATGCTGCTAAGACTGCAGCTGGTTCATTAGGTAAAGAGCCAGGTGTGGATTATGAGCCAAAAGCTGGTGACGAACAAGAATTCGTAGCAAAGCACAGCGTTGAAAGATGGGACGATCGCGCTGGTAATAAGAATCCAGCTGATGCTGTTGGTTATTCATTAGACAACGAACTCAACAAACGTCTCGGCAACAAAGAAAAAGAAGCAATGGCTGCTGCTTTCCCTACACCTAAGAAAGGCGTTAGCGAAGCAAAAGAAGCTGAAGACGCTCAATGCAATCATTCAGCAAAGGGTAAAGAATGCCCCGTTCATGGCATGGCAGAATGCTGGTCAGCAAAGCCAATCAAAGAAGATGAGTTTGACGAAGCTATTTCTAAGCGTATGAAAAACGCTGGTGGAATTTCACGTCAGAACATGTTTAAGAAATTACACAGCGATCGTTCTTCTGGTAAATCTTATAATTACCATGGTAAAGATGAAAAGAAAAAATTAGAAGATCAAGAAAAGGCAATGGCTGAATATAAAGGTGGAGTCAAGAAACTTCCACCTGGCAAAGCAAAAGGTGTTAAAGAAGAAATCGAACAAGTTGATGAAGTGTTAACAAAGTCAACAACAGCTGGTGAAACAATCCACGATTTCGTTCACTCAAAGAATCCTAAGTTTGCTGGTAAGTCAAAAGAGAAGCGTAAGCAAATGGCTCTCGCTGCTTATTATGCAAAGCAGAACGAAGAAACAATTCTCGAGTATGAAGCTGTTGAGCCATTGTTAGGTTCAGCTGATATTGCTAAAAACAAAACAGATGATACTCAGGACGAAATCGATATGGTTCGCACAGAGTTGAAAGCAATTGCTAATAAAGTTATGCATTTGCTTGCTAACATGCCAGCTGATCATCACATTGAGCCATGGGTTCAATCTAAAATTGCAGCAGCAAAAGAAATGATTGGTTCAGTTCATGACTATATGATGTACAGCGAACCACAAGAAAACGAAGGCACAATGGATACACCAATGACATTCCCTAATATGGCGAATGACAACGCAGCAGGGATTAACGTATAATGGCTTACACATCTCCAAACGCAGGTGCATTTTTACCAGCTGGTAACACTGTTACTTTTTTAGCTAACACAGCAGCTCCAACTGCAGTTCAAGCAACATACACACAATCACCAAATACTGGTTATAATTCTTATTGCCAGTATCGTATTTTTAACTCTGGCTCGAATTTAATTTTCTTAGGCTTTGGTTCAACAGCTACTATTGCTAACAACAACGCTCTTGTTGTTTCAACTACAGCAAATTCAATTCCTGTTTTGCCTGGAACATTAGAAATTATTTCTGCTCCAACAAATACATATTTTACTGCGATTACATCATCTGGTACATCGCAAATTTATGTAACACCTGGATTCGGAGTGTAATATGACGCTTAAAGCAACCATTCAAACAGGTTCAAGTGTAACAGTTGGTGGTGCTGGTAGCCCAACAATTGCATACGGTACTGGTGCACCAAGCGGTACAAAGGTTACGGGCGCTGCTTCTTCTGCAACAGGAACGCCAGTAACTGGTTCTCAATATATTCGCACTGACGGTACAGCTGGTGCTAGAATCTATTGGTATTACGGCTCTTGGGTAGCTCAGTCAACCCCATAAGGATAAAAAAATGAAACTTATTACCGAACTCTTTGAAAATATGGAATACATTACGGAAGCCAAAGAAAATGGTGAGAAGGAACATTATATCCATGGTATCTTCCTTCAGGCTAATCGTAAAAACCGCAATGGTCGTATCTATCCATTACACATTATGGAAAACGAAGTTAATCGCTATATGAAAGACGTTGTTAAAAACAATCGCGCTTATGGCGAACTCGGTCACCCACAAGGTCCAGCTATTAATCTCGATCGTGTTTCACATATCATTACTGAGTTGCGCCGTGATGGTGACAACTTTATTGGTAAGGCAAAACTTACAGATACTCCAATGGGTAACATCGCTAAAGGCTTGTTGAAGTCTGGCGCTAACCTTGGCGTTTCATCTCGCGGTATGGGTTCATTGAAACCAACCAAAGACGGCATTATGGAAGTTCAAGACGACTTCCATTTGGCTACAGCTGCTGATATTGTGGCTGATCCTTCGGCTCCAGATGCTTTTGTTAAAGGTATTATGGAAGGCGTTGAATGGGTTTACGACGCTGTTAAAGATACATGGCGTGAAGAGAAACTCGATAACATGAAGAAAGCGATGCATAAAATGACTATGGATCAGCTTGAAGAGAACAAGTTTGCTATCTATGAGAACTTCTTAAGCTCTCTAGCATTAAATTCGAAGAAATATAAATAATTCTAAATTCCACTACGGGAGAACAAAATGACAGATCAAGTAGAAAACAATGAAGTAGATGTGGCAGAGGAAACTCTCGCAGCTTCTTCTCTTCATCCTGCAGCTCGTCCAGCTGGCGCTGACCCAAAGTCAAAGATTGAGTATATCACTCACGCTATTGGCGCGATGCATGCTATGAAAAAGGACGACCTTACAAAGTGGTTCCATCAAGCTATGGATCTCATCGGTAAGGAAGCTTCTCATCTTCCAGCTGGCGCTAACGAAAAGGGCAACGAAGCTTCGATTCGTATGAAGCCATCTTATGCAGCTGGCAAGAAAGGCGCTTCTGCTAACATGCCAATGCCAAAATTGTCTGTTAAAGAAGACGTTGAAGAAATGTTTGCTGGTTCTGATCTGTCTGAAGAATTCAAAGACAAGGCTTCAACATTGTTTGAGGCAGCTGTTCAAGCCCGTATCATCACTGAGTCAGCTCGTCTTGAAGAAGAATTTGAAGCAAAGCTCACAGAAGCTGTTGCTGAAATCAACGAAGAACTCGCATCAAAGGTTGATGCATATCTCGATTATGTTGTTGAGAATTGGATGGAAGAGAATGCCGTCGCTATTGAATCAACACTACGTAACGAAGTTATGGAAGAGTTTATGGAAGGTCTGAAGGGTCTGTTCGCAGAGCACTATATTGACGTTCCACAAGAAAAAGTTGACGTGATCGAGTCACTTGCTACTAAGGTTGAAGAACTTGAAGCAGCTCTTGATGAACAAATCACAGAGTCAGCTACTCTTAAGTCAGCCATTGTTGAAGTAGAAAAGAAAGAAGTATTTGAGTCTTTCCTTTCGGATCTTGCTCTCACACAGCAAGAAAAGTTCAAAGCACTCGCTGAAGGCGTGGACTTTGATGGTGATTTAGAAGTTTACTCAAAGAAACTTGCTGTAATCAAAGAAAACTATTTTACAACAGAAAAGAAAGCTCCAGTTGAAACAAACATCACTGAAGAAACTTTTGAAGTTGAGCCATCAACAACTGTTGTAAGTAATGATCCATTAGTGAATCGTTACGCAGCTGCTATTACAAGATCGTTGAAAAAGTAATTGTAATAAATAATTAACAATACCCAGTATAGAAAGGGAGACAAAAATGTATCTAGCTGAGGAAATCCAAAAGAAATGGGCACCGATTCTCGATCATGAGGCACTCGGTTCCATTAAAGACGCGACTCGTCGCTCAACAACTGCAGTAGTTCTCGAGAACACAGAACGTGCTCTCCGCGAATCAGCTGCTCATGGTTCATATCAAACTCTGACAGAAACAGGTTTGGAGCCAATGGCACTTAACGCTATGGGTGGTTCTTCATCCACAGCTGGCGCTGGCGGTATCGACACATTCGATCCCGTGTTGATCTCACTCGTTCGTCGTGCAATGCCTAACCTCATTGCTTATGACATCTGCGGCGTGCAGCCAATGACAGGTCCAACTGGTTTGATCTTCGCAATGCGTTCATTGTACGCAAACCAAGGTCTGCAATCAAACGGCGCTGGTTCTGCTAATGGTTCAGCGATCACTCAGGAAACATTTTACCAAGAAGTTAATACAGCATTCTCAACAATTGCTGCTAACGTTGGTACAAACGTTGCTGGTATCGGTCAGACAAACTCTTCATTGTCAACAACAAATAACGGTAAGTTCCCTGGTGCTTCTAACACATCACCATTGGCTAACGTTACTACATATGACACTGGCACAGGTATGTCAACATCCGTTGCCGAAGCTTTGGGTTCAAATAACTCAGGCGCTGGCGACTTCAGCCAAATGGCTTTCACAATCGAAAAAGTGACTGTGACTGCTAAGTCTCGCGCTCTTAAAGCAGAATATACAATGGAATTGGCTCAAGACTTGAAGGCAATCCATGGTCTCGACGCTGAAACAGAATTGTCAAACATTCTGTCAGCTGAAATTCTTGCTGAAATCAACCGCGAAATCGTTCGCACAATCAACATCACTGCTGTTACTGGTGCTCAAGACAACGTCACAACTGCTGGCGTGTTCGATCTTGATA